TTTACATATTTACAGAATCACTGTATTTTACCTATTTCTGGTAATCGATCTTCTTCGAATACAGGACTTATGTTGGAGAGTTCTTTCATCTTGTTGTAACAGAAATCCGCCTGTAATTTAAATTTCTCCCTTCCGGTCTCGTTGTAGAATCTTACAGCTGTTATGTAATACTTCCTATAATCTATTAACTCTTTAGCATCACTTATATCTAAATCGGGTATTTCATTATTAACGATCATCTTTCCTCTACTTAGGTAACCATCCACTCTGGTACCTATTGTTTCAAAGAAATTCGTGGCTATTTCTTGTTCGGAGCCTTTAAAAAATTCATTAAAACACTTTTCCCTTTTCTTCCTGTTCCTTCTGGGTTTAGGACCATAATCTATTCTGTAGCAAGGTTCAACCAATTTAAATTTAATACCTTGTAATTCTATGTTGTAATAATTATTCGTACCATTGTATATGTCTTCCTTGTACACGGGTCGTTTTATCTCAATGTTGGTATTAAAATCGTAGTAATAGTTTAATAGAGCTGGTCTTTTAAAAAGTTCTACGAAATAGTCTCCTTTGGATTTTATTATATCCATGTAACATTTTGTCAGGTACAATTTCCTCTTCTCTAGATTGTCTGGGCTTATATTTATCAACTTAGTGGGTATGTTATTAATCCTTTGTTCCCCTAATTTCAAGTTGTCATAATAATTTTTCTCTATCATAGCGTCATCAGGTTTGTAATTTATCTTATTGGTCCTTTCATCATAATATTTTTTAGCTCTATCTATAATAAAATGTGGGATGTATCTATTATCTCGTTCAACGAGTTTTCCGTTTATAAAATCCATATGTTTACCTTCCAACTCAATAAAGCCTTCAACTTCAGATGTATTAATTCCATATTTCTTAAAGAGATATTTGTTATAACTATCGGAACAATTCTTACAATACAATCCATTTCTCAACTTAACGTACTTTTCACCTTTCAACACAGCTATTATGTTAGCGGCCTTTACAGAATCATTTTCTATGTCTTTAACTCTTTTCATATCATAGTACTTACTTAAGTATAGACTTGTTATTTTACCAGCCTTCTCCAGTCGCTTCTTATACTTTTCTATTATAGTATTACTTATTATATCCATGGGTATATTATGGTTAAGGGGACTCAATACCATTTCCACGAATTTCAATCCTTTAGCCCAGGCCATTTCTCCAGTATAGATCAATTGTTCAAAATATTCTACTGGTATATCTAGAGCCATCATATTACTAATGTACTTTTCGCTTATAAATGTGTCCCTTATGTATTTAAAGAAATGTCTAACCATATGTACACCACAACTACATTCAAACGTGTCAAGCGAACAAGGTACCAGATCTTCTACATTATCGGAGACTATACAATATTTAAGTTTAATTCCTAAGTTATTAAAGAAATTTACTTGTTTACAGCCATACACTTTATAGTAATTTTCGACTATTGTGTTCGTGGGTATCTTTTCATCGTGCATGGCCGCACTATCGTCACCAGATGTTGTCGATGTCGTCATTAAATCGTTCATCTTATAGCCAGTAAATTCTATCGCTAGTACCATCAGAAATGTGTTAATCAAGGTAGTGTAAGTGGAACCCGAAGCCAATCTAGGACCCAAGTCCAATTTAACAAATAATTTCTGTTTCTTCCCAATCTTAATATAGTAATCTACAATCGACTTTTCCTTACACATCTGTTGTTTCATTATGTGTGGATACATAAAATCTTTTAACCTTTCTGGGAGACTGTCAGCAATACCCGATATCATCATGTCCCATGGTTGTCTAAAATATTTATTATGGCTGTTATCGAAACCGCTAACATCTAAGGTTACATATTTCCTATTTTTAAGCTGGAGTTGTATTTCTTTAGCTTTTTCGACATTACTCAAACCTACACCATATCTAGGTCCAAATACATCATACATCATGGCGGTAAGGGATTTTTCTAATAACATACCTATAAATTTATCAGCTATTTCAGGGTTACATATTTGTCTAACTTTCCCGTGTAATTCTTGTATTTCTATTTTGTTGTGGTGTTTATATGTATTCTTCAATTCGTCTAACATCCATATTTTGTCAATATCATAAAAAGGTATCATCTCTAATTGTTTCTTTAGATTGGCTATCCCTTCTAACATAGCTTTTGGTGTCAAGTAAAAGAATTTTTGGGCGGATTTCAAAAATTTGTCGTGGTATTTCTCTTTATAGAATCTAGTAAACTCATTGGTCAGTAATGGTTCTGGTAACGATATCTGGGACACTACTTTTCTTATACAAGTTATCTTAAGGATTGGGCATTGTGTGTAGACATTCACGTCCTGTAAACTATTTAAATCAACTCCATTCAATATCTTAACAGCTTCCTTACCGCATGTACATAAGTCCCCAAGTTTCTTCACTATATTCTCATAGCTGTCGTCAATTCTGGCTCCTCTAATATCATTTACATATTTTACATCCATGTCGTAGAACCTAATTACATTAAGATCTGGTACTTTAAAACTATCCCACATTTCTTTGTCGACGCATAAATTCCTAATACCCCTCTTCCTAACATCCTGTTTTTCTTGTTTAGCATATTCTCTTTCCAACATTCGGCATCCCATTTTCTCAGTAGAATTGTTCCTTTTCCTAATAATGTCTCTCCCTTGTGGTCTCATCTTCAATTTCTGTCCTGTATATTTATCATAGGTAGCAGTAAATTTAAT